CCCAGGAGGAGCCATTCAGAGTAGGCTATATTACCAGATGGTAACGGAGGAGGAAAAAAGTGCCGGACAGCCAGAAGGAGCCGAAGCGGCGGAAGCGCGTGGTGAAGGTCAAGGAAGATGGGCTTGCTGCGGAGCTCGGCCTGTACGCCCCGACAGACGAGAGCCGGGCGGCCCGCGCACAGGCCGAGCGAGCGAGCCGCCACCGGAAGGCGATCCTGAAGAAGGAGACCATGGCCGATTCGGCGGACATCGAACTGATGTTCGGGCCGATGCCGGAGATCCAGGACCCCGCCCGCCGGGAAGCCTGTTCGGCGGACCTGGAGATGTATCTCCGAACCTACCATCCTGAGACTTACTCCAGGCCGTTCAGCAATGCCCACAAGAAATTCATCCGGAAGTTACAAGAGGCTATGACCGATTCAATGTGGATCGTCGAGTCCGTCTTCCGTGGATTCGGCAAGACCTCGATCACAGAGGGCGCGGTCCAGTGGGCCATCAACAATGGCCACAAGAAATTCCCGGTCATCATCGCAGCGAGCGCCCGCCATGCCGGCGATATCATCAGGTCTATGAAGAGCGAGTACGAGGCGAACGACGTCTTATACGAGGACTACCCGGAGATCATCCACCCTATCCGAGCGCTCGAGGGGAGAGCCCAGCGGTGCAATGGCCAACGATGGAATGGGTCGTCAACCCATATCAGTTGGGGATCGGACAAGCTGGTCATGCCCCGCACCCGGGATGGTTTCGCTTCGGCCGGCTCGTCTATCTACGCCGCTGGGTGGACCTCTTCTTTGCGTGGCATCAAGCACAAGATCCCCTGGTCCGGCGAGATCATCCGTCCCGACTTCGTGATGATCGACGACCCGCAGGATGATGAATTGGCCAATTCGCCCGACCAGGTGCGCCGGCTTCTCGACGTTATCATGGGCGCGATCATCGGACTTGGTGGCCACCAAAAGAGGATAAGCGTGGCCATCCTCGCCACGGTCATTCAGGTGGGTGATGCTATCGACCGGATGATGGACGCGAAGGAGTTTCCCGCCTGGGTGGCGGAGAACGTCCCCATGTTGCAGAACGATCCGGAGGATATGGAAATATGGCTGATGAAATACGCCGCGCTCCGGAATGAATTTGATCGGGACGACCCGAGGGCGCAGGCTATCGCGGCGGAGATGGCCAATAAATTTTATCTGGACCATCGGGAGAAGATGGACCGCGGCGCGATCTGCACCTGGACAGACTGCTACAGCGAGGGCGAGCATAGCGCCTTGCAGCACGCCATGAATATCCGGATCGACCGGGGCGAGGACTACTTCCAAAGCGAATGCCAAGGGCATCCGCGCTCGCGCCTGGGTGGCGGTGCGTTTGTTTTGGATCCCGACACCATCGCCAAAAAGATCACCGGCCTGGACCGGCGGATCGTCCCGGCCGAGGCGCTGCACATTACCGGCTTTATCGACGTTGGCCACAAGAAATTAAACTGGATCATCATGGCCTTCCGCGGGGATATGAGCTCCACCATTTTGGACTATGGAGTTTATCCGGACGGCACGCGGACGCTGGAGGAGATGGGGGACACCACGCTCACCGCCAACGTATTCCGCGGCATCGCGGCAACGATAGAACACATGGCCGCGACCCCCTTCGTCGCGACGGACGGGGGCGACAGGCGGATTGCGGACATCCTGGTGGACTGTGGCGATCCGTCTACCCGCGATGCGGTCTTTCAGGCGGCAAGGTCGGCACGTTTTCCATGCCGCGTGCTGCCATCCCGGGGGCGGGCGCATCATCATTTCAGCCTGCCCGACCCGCGGAAAAAGCGGGTCTTTCAGAATGCCTACTTGGACATTTGGAAGGGATTGGGGCCGGTGGTGGTCCACGATGCGTGCGTCTGGCGCGAGCGGATGCAGCGCGGCCTGGGCACCGGGCAGGGTGGCCCGGGGTGCGTGGACATATTTGGCGCGGGGGCGATCACCCACCGGGACCTCGCCACACAGCTTACGTCGGAACGGCTCACCGAAAAGCTGGCGGGGACGAGCGGAGAGGTCTTTAAGTGGGTCCGGATGCCCGGCACCCAGAACCATTATTTGGATTGTGCGGTCGGGTGTATGGTGGCCGCCACAGTGGGAGGGTTACGTTATGGGTCGGAAGTCGCAACACTTCAGAAACATGCAGCGCCAGCAGGCGCAAAGCGCACCCCGCGCACCATCGGCGGAGACTACTCCGCCCCCGCCGAGCCCGGACGCCTCCGTCGCGGAGGACTTCGGGAACTCTAGGCAGAGGAAGGGGGCGATCATTTACGACTGCTCCCTCTGCGGTGGCGTCATGCGGATAGAGACCTCGCGGGGATACCCGTCGTTTCTCGTCCGCAAATGCGCTTGTCCGGAGTGCGGTCGGGTGGTGGAGCGGGTCATCGAGATGCGCCAACGCCGCAGCATATAGTGTAGCTATAGCAACGTGGCAGGGTGGCGGCCATATGGCGGGGTGGTCATAATGCGGGCGGACTATGGGAGGCCCGTTGTATGGCAACAGCCGCCGAGATGGTTACGAGCATCGAGACGACGCTCGCGCAACTCTACACCAAGCTGCACCGGAGTATGAGCCAGAAGGACCGCTCGTCTACCTTGCAGGATGTGGCCGCGCTGGAGAAGTCGCGGGACTATTGGGTGGGCATCCGGGACAGATCCGCGGGAACGGTCTCGCGGGTCGCGTCCATTGATTTGACGGACTTCTGACTATGGCCATGTGGGAAGAGAAAAACGGCCTGCTCCGTCCGTATGGCTTCGGCTATGACGCGGTGGACCAGGACGCAAAGAAGAGGCGGCGGGCACCGAAGACCACGACCAGCTATGAGGATGATGAGCTCTCCGCCTTCAAGCGGCGGAAGCTTATCGCCACGACCCGCGACCTCCAACGCAATTTTGCCATTGCCGGGTGGGCGATCCGGAAACATCTCGATTACGTCTCCACCTTCAACTTTCAGTGCCGGTCGAGTGACAACTCGCTAAATCAACGGATCGAAAATCTAATGACCTGGTGGAGCCGCGCTGAGAATTGCGACGTCGCCGGCCGGCATTGTTTCCCCCGTCTCGTCCGGATCATGGAGGAGTGCCGGGCGGTGGACGGGGACCTCCTCGTCATGCAGCTATCATCCGGGGAGATCCAGCTTGTCGAGGGCGACCGCATCCAGGATGGCGCTCGTGGCAATCAGTCCGCCCCCGGGGGCGCCTTCTTGAATGGCGTTGAGCTTGACGCAGCGGGCCGGGCGATCCGCTACGCGGTGAGTCGGCGGGAGCCGGGATCCACAGTGCTGACGCTAGAGCGTTACGTCTCGGCCGACTTCTCCAAGCTCTTCGGGTATTACGACCGGGTGGACCAGGTGCGGGGGATCTCCAGAATCGCGCCGGCCATCAATCATTTTCAGGACCTTTACGAGGGCATCACCTACGCGCTGGCCAAGGCGAAGGTTGCGCAGATGTTCGGCCTCATCACTTATCGGCACAGCAATGACGCGCTGGGGCTATACGGCGATGCGCCGAGTGGAGGCAATGGCTACGACATCAACTTCGGGAGCGTCGGCGGGCCCTTCCATCTCGACCTGGACGACGGGGACGAGGCGAAGATCCTTGAGAGTCAGACCCCTTCCACCCAATTCCAGGACTTCACCCGGGAGGTCATCGCGCTGGCCCTGAAGTCTCTGGACATTCCCTACAGTTTCTATAACGAGAGCTTCACGAATTACAGTGGCGCCCGCCAGGCGCTCCTCCAATATGAGCAGAGCGTCCAGGCCAAGCGCGTGGATCTGGTGGAGGTTTTGGACTGGATCACAGAGTGGAAGATCGCGCAATGGGTGGCCGCGGGACTTCTGGATCTCAAGGGACGCAGGCTCCGGGATATCCCCTGGGAGTGGGTGCCGGCGGGGATTCCGTGGATTGATCCGCTGAAAGAGGTGGAGGCCGACACCAAGGCGGTCGAGCAGGGCTTCAAGTCCCGGCAGATGGTCGCCAAGGAACGCGGCCAGGACTATTACACGATCGTGGACCAGCTAAAGCAGGAGCAGGATTACGCCTCGGCCCAGGGGGTGACGTTGGGCGCGAGCAAAGGAGTACCCAATGCCATATCCCAGTGAGCACGCGGCCAGGCTCGTCGCACCTGAGCGATTCGAGCAGGGCAGTTTTCGCCGTAAGAACAACGCCTACAGCATCGGGATTCATGCCGTCTATGCTAAGCTCAAGGGCGAGGGGGAATTGACCTTGCAGGCGATCCGATTCGACGCCGACAAGATCACCCCGGAAGAGGCGAAGAAGTGGTTGAAAGAGAACAAACACAAGCCGCTGATGTTTGAGCAGGCAAGTAAAGGTGAGAAGATGAGCGCGTTTTCCGCGAAGATAAAGGATGGCAAGGTCGAGGTGCCCCGCGAGGCGCTGACCTTCACGCTTCACGACTTCGCCATCTCGGATAAGAATGGCGAGGGCGCGAAGAGCGCACCTTGCACCCTGAAGGCGCGAAGCGGCCAACCAATTCAACATTGGTATTGGGGCAATGTGGTCCACGATCTCGCTGGGATGCGCCTCGAGAAGAAGCGGGTGGCCATCGACTGGAACCACGACCCGGATGAGATCATCGGTTACCTCAACCATTTCGACATTTCATCCGGTGACCTGATGGCCAGCGGTGCGCTCGTCCCCTACAAGGAGAATGACCGGGCGACCGAGATCATTTTCAAGGCGGCCCAGGGCGTGCCGTATGAGGCATCCATCAGTTTCCCGGGCGGCGACCAGGCGATTGAGACCGTGGGCGAGGATGAGGAGGTCGAGGTCAACGGCCAGAAGTTTACCGGCCCGGGCGTCATCTTCCGCGAGTGGACGCTCCGCGGGGTGGCGATCTGCCCATACGGAGCGGATCACCGGACCTCTACGGATCTCGCGGACGAGGCCACAAGTTTTTCTGTTCGGGTGCTGAACCCGTCGAATTTATCTGAGGGAGAGATTGAGGAGATCACAATGGACGCCGAGACCGAGAAGGTCGTAGACGCGGTAGAGACCGCGGAAGATGTGGCCGAGCAGGCGGAGACCAAGGAAGAGGGAGCCGAGGTCGTTGAGGCAAAGACTGCGGAGCAGCTTCGCGCGGAAGAGGGCCAGCGCTTCATGGATGCGTTTGGCTCTGAGGGGGCGATGATGTTCGCCAAGGGCATGACGTTTGACGCGGCCCGCGATCAGTTTACCGCCACCCTCAAAACCGAGAACGCCGAATTGAAGACCAAGGTGGCGGAGATGGAGGAGCGTCTGGCTTCCTTCGCTAACCGTGGCGAGGCGGCGGTCACGGCGTCGGTAGAAGTGCCGGCGGAGAACTTCATGGATAAGGTGGCGCAGATCCGGACCGAGAAGGGTCTTGACCTGTCCAGCGCCATGAGCCTCGCGGCCCGGCAATATCCCGATTTGTATCGGGCACAGCGTTCGGGGAAGTAAGGACCTATTTCAGAAAAGGGGTATCAGATGAGTCAATGCGCTTTTGGAATCAAGACGCTCACCGCCGGCGAGGCCCTTGCGGCCTATCGTCGCGTCAAGCTGAGCAGTAACACCGTCGTTTATAGCGACGCGGGGGAGAACTTCATC